GAGTTGAGCGCAGCAACGGTTAACGTTGCAAACGATAGTATTGCGATAATAGACGCCGATGATAGTAACAACCCTAAAAAAGATAGTATTGCCGATTTAGTAACCGGGATAACCGGCGCTAATCTTACGGCAAGTAGCGGGGTAATAGGTTTAGATATAGACGCAACAGTAGATTTTAACAATAATACCGCCCAAGAAGTAGTTTTTAAAGATTATGCCGAAACCGATGTAGCCATAACAAGCGCTACCGCTTTAGCTATAGATTTAGCTAACGGTAATACCGGTACGGTAACTTTAGGCCATAGCGTAACCGATATAGATTTTACAAACGTACCAACCAACGGGGTAAGCTCGTTTACTTTACTTGTTACCCAAGACGGTACCGGTAGCCGTACTTTAGCTATAAACCAAGTAACCGTAAACGGGGGCGGGCACGCAACCGCTAAAACCGTAGGCGGGGGAGGGGTAACTTTAAGTACCGCAGCCGGAAAAATAGATCTCCTTACTTTTTTGTTTTTTGACGCCGGAACGCCGTTGTTAAACGCTTTATTAGATTTTAGTTAAAAAGGAGATAGTATGCCTTTAGGCGCAGCAAGGTTTGGTTTAGCTAGCGGTGAATTAGGTAGCTTAGAACATATAATAACAACTACCGCCAGTTCTAGCACCATAGATTTTGTTGATAAATTTACCGATTACGATGTTTATTTAATTACTTTAAGTAATTTAGTACCTACAACCCAAACGGAATTCGGTATAAAGCTTTCTAATGATAGCGGTAGTAGTTACGAAACTAGTAATTACCAGTTTGCTAATAGAAGGGGTTTTGTAAATAATGTTTTTGAAGAAAGAAAAAGTTTAAGCCAAACCAGTATAAGACTTGGTGGCGATGTAGAAAGTTCGGATTGCTTAAACGGGTATTTTTATTTTTATAACGCAAATGATTCAAGTAAGTTTACGGAAATAACCCAACATAGCGTTTTTACCGGTACAAGCGGTGGTGGTGGAGCCGGTGAAGAGTTTGGGGGCGGGGTTTACGTAGTAGCCGAAACTATAAACGGGTTAAGAATTGGACAGCAAACTACGGCATCTGCTTTTACTAGCGGGTCGGCTAGCTTGTACGGAATAAAGGAAAGCTAATGAGCGGAAAATTAGATTTTATAAAATCGGGTACCGGAACTTCTTTTACTAGTTTTAGTATTACCGATTGCTTTACTACCGATTACGATGTATTTAAAGTAGTAATAGATACGATAGATATAGCGAGTACCGACTTGAAATTTAGATTTTTAAATTCTAGTGGCGTTGTATCAAGCGCTAATTATGACATAGGCGTTTTTCTTATGCGTAGTTATGGTGCTTTTGCAGCGCAAGACGACCAAAACCGTAACGATAGCGGTAGTATAGGTTATAGCGATTATACGGATAAAGGCGGGGCTACCGTTTTACATATTTACAACCCCGCTAATTCAAGCGTTTACACAACGGCTCACTCACAAAACGCCGGATTATCAACGATAGGTACGCCCATAAGACGCGGAGCGCACGTTTTAACCGTAGCCGAAAGTCATACCGGTATAAATTTTACGGCAGCAAGTACCGTAGCTAAGGTAAGCGCAAGCGTTTACGGGTTAAAGGTTTAGTTATGGGAGCTTTAAAACTTGTTAGCTCTAGTACGCTATCTAGCGACACCGGTAGCGTTACGTTAACGGGTATAAATAGTACTTACGATTGCTACTATTTAACTTTTAATAACGCGGTACCCGATACGGCCGACGCCGACTTTCAATTTAGATTTACTGAAAGCGGTACGCCAAATACAACTTCTAATTACGATTACGCAATACAATATTTAAGAAGTGACACCAATTTTGTAAGCGATACCGTAGGTACTACTAATAGTGATAAACTTTTTTTATCGGGCTCTATGGAAAACGACGCAAATGTAGGCGGTTGTAATGGTTTTATGTATATCTTTAACGCTACCGACAGTAGCGAGTTTACTTTTGCAACGCTAGAAAGTATATATTTAGCGGAAGACGGTACTATGCTTGCTCAAGTTGCGGGGCTTACTTTTACGGTAAATAGTTCGGTAGACGGTGTTAATTTTTTCTTTGATAGCGGAAATATCCGTAGTGGCGCAAAGTTTGTTTTATATGGATTACAAAAATAAAAATGAAAGGAGATCGTATTGGCTACTAAGGAAGAATTACAAGAATTAGCTGACCAAGAAATTGAAGACGCTAAACCTTTGTATAAAGTAGTAAATAACGTTAGAGAAGAATTATCGGACGATGATTATTTACAAGCAAAAATAGATTTAGGTAACGTTAAATGGAATAATCAAGAATATGGTTATATAGAAAATAGAAAAGAAAACTATTTACCAATTAGCGAACAATTAGATTTAATTTATTGGGATAACGTAAACGGTACTACTAAGTGGAAAGAACATATAGCTAAAGTTAAAGCGGATTTTCCAAAACCAAGCTAAAACTTTTTTATATCATAGAAAAAAATGACGATCGTCATTGAAGTATAATATTTATGTTATGAGCGATAACTATACCCAAAAAGAAATGATTAATAAAGTTATGATTAACGTTGACAAAATTTTCGACAAGATAGATGAAATACGTATGGATTTAGCCAAAAGGCCTACGCGCCAAGAAATATACGGGTGGATTATAGCCGGTATAAGCGTAGCTACGCTAATTACGGTATTGATGTGAAAGCAACCGTAAACTTATCTCAAATATTACAAGGCGGTTTAGCTGCTTTAGTTGGTTGGTTATTTAAAACGGTAAACGATATGCAACAACAAGTAGCAACTTTAAACGCCCAAGTAAACGCATACCAAGAAAGTATTAGCGGGTTTAATCAAAATTTAATAATTATAGAAGAAGTTATAAGAGAAATATTATTTAAGGTTGGTGGGTAATGGATTGTTGCGGTAACGGTTGTTGCGGTGGTAGATAAAGAAAATTACGATCTCCCGGAAAATATGTTTTCCGATAATCCTATATTTGTAGATAGTAGTAAAGATTTTAAAGACGATTGTGGCGATAGTTGTAAAATATAAATGATAAGTAAAATAAAAGATAATTTAGCTTTAATAGTAACCGCTATTACTTTATTGGGTTCGGTAGGGGCGGGTATACAATCTTTAAACGCCGTACTAACTACTTTAAGTAACATAGATGAACGTATGAACTCAATAGAATATGAATTTACAACATTAAAAGAAAGTACTTATGTACAAAATGATATTGCCGTATTATACGAAAAAATTTATGATTTAGAAGAACAAGCCCAACAATTAGAATATTTAGCCGGGCGTATTGGTTTTTTTGATAGCGAAATAAATAATATTAAACAAAGATTAGGCGACCTAGAATGGAAGTTTGATGATGAAAATAATTTTGTAGATAGCCAAGCTTACGAATTACAGAAGTGGGAATGGCAGGATTTATTACGCAAAATTACCGTAATAGAAACTAATCAATTAGAAACCTGGGAAATAGATAATATAAAAGATAGATTAACTTACCTTGAAACAAGTTTACATAATCACTAAACTAAAAATATGGACGCTTTTATAGTAATAATTGCTTTATTTGGAATAAATTACCTAAGTTGGTATTTAATTAAAAACGATAAAATTTGACATAGTTACTGACTATACTAAAAGTAACTTATATGGTTAATATAGATTTTGATAGTTACGTAACAAGTAAAGTAAACCCTAAAAAGTTTGAAATTGCGTACCCAAAAGAAACCCAAGAAATTATAGATTTACTTAAACACGCCCATAAAGTTAAACAAGCCAACCCTAGAGCTTTGGAATATAATTATAGAACAATAGCTCAATATTGCGTAGATGTTAAAGGTTATACTATGGTAGCGCACGAAAGTTTACGTAAAATTATAAGTAGGATAGCAAAAGCTAATAGTTGTGAATTATGAATTTAGACGATTTTGTACAATCCCGTAAAGATGTTCCTACCAGTAAAGGTAACAAGATTAAACCAAGCTCGGATTGGGTACCGGGCGTAGAAATAAAAGGCGGTAGGGGTAGTATAACTACCAACGCTATACCAAAAGGAAACCCAAACTGGAACGATTGGATTGATTATTGGTTAGGTAAAGGGGCAAGTAAAGATTTTTACGTAAGAGAAGATGAGCCGGTAAATTTTCGTACTTGGGACGGTTGGGGCGAAAACGGTATACAAAAATTTTATTATTTTAAAGCTAACATTTACGCTCGTAAAACTAATAAATACGACGATAAAGAATTAAAAAGATTAATAACTAACGCAAAAAAGAAAAAAGTTGACGATCGTCAAAGAAAAAGTAAAAATAACAAAGCTTTAGTTTTATGTATGAGCGATTGGCAGGTCGGAAAAGAAGGCACCGAAGAAATGTTAGATAGATTTTATAAAAGCTTAGATAACATAGATAAACATATAAAACATTTACGTAAAAAATATAACGATTTAGATAAGTTAATAATTGTTGGGTTAGGAGATCTCGTTGAAAGTTGTTCCGGCCACTACGCTATGCAAACCTTTACTACCGTACTTGATGAGCGACAACAAAAAACTTTAGCCCGGCAAATGTTACTAGATGTATTTAATAAATTTAGTAAAGATTTTAACGAGGTACTTGGATTATGCGCCTTAGGAAATCACGGTGAAAAAAGAATAGGTACTAAAGCTTATACAACCTTTGGGGATAATAAAGACGGCGAACTTTTTGATGAAGTAGCCCAAGTATTAAAAGCCGACCCTAGTAAAAAACACGTTAAATTTACAATACCCGACCAAAGTTTGGCCTATAGCGTAGAAGTTTTACCCGGTACGGTACTTACTATTGCGCACGGCCACCAAGCTAAACGCGGAACGACACCGGCTCAAAGAGTTGAGAATTGGTTTAATAAAATGGCTAGTAAGCCAAGTAAGGGCGGATTTTATGCAACTAATATTTTATTAGTAGGCCATTACCACCATTTTTGGACAAAGGAAAGCGAAAGGTTAATGTTGGGCGCTACTACTTTAGATAGCGGTAGCCAATGGTTTGAAGAAAATGGCGGGGAAAAATCCATACCCGGTATAACTACGTTAGTAGTACATAGCAATAAAGATTTAAGAAAATGGAGCGATATAGAAATATTATGAAAACAAGAAGAGGAAGTAGTAAATGGTATTTAGAGTTTTGGGCAAAAGCTCTAGGTAACCAAGATGAATTAATAATTATGAATTTTAACGGTAAAGGTAGGGCGCAAATAAACAAAGAAGTTTTACCGGCCTTTACTTTATTAAATATGTGTTTAGCTGAAGATGATTACATAACACACCGTAAAGATACGGGCGGTTACAACTTTAGAAAAATAGCAAATAGCGATAGATACAGTTGCCACGCTTATGGTTTAGCGGTTGATATTAATTGGTCATTAAACCCAGTTACTAGGGACGGTACTATTAAAACTAATTTTAAAGATAGTACGATAGCTAAGATTTTAGAAATAAAAACAAAAGACGGGTTGCCGGTTTTCCGTTGGGGCGGTAATTATCGTAGTTACAAAGACCCTATGCACTTTGAAATATTTGTAACGCCCGATGAACTAAGTAAAGGTATTATACGTAAAAACTTTGACCAAAAAGAATACGTAAAGCTAGGTTTAGCAAACGCACCTTTACGTAAGGGCAATAAAGGAGATAGCGTTGTACATATACAAGGTTTATTAAACGAGGTATTAACAAAGCGATTAGTAGAAGACGGAGATTTTGGTAACTTAACTTTATCGGCGGTCTTAATTTTTCAAAAAAAAGCCGGGCTAATTGAAGACGGTATTGTTGGGGCTAATACATACGCCAAGCTTTTAGAATTTAGAAACGCAAAAAATATGAAAGAAAGGAGATCGTCTTTTGTCAAATACCAAACAGAATAAAAACTGGAAAGCTTATTGGGGCTTTATGTTATCTAAAGCATTTCGCACGGGGCTGCAAAGCGCAATAAGTTTATATTTAGCAAATAGTACGGGAATTATTTCGGCGGAGATTGTAGAACTTTTAGGGGTGGCTTTTTTAAGTTCATTTATCACGGTTATACAACACGCCCTAGAGCAATATAAACCAAAACAAACTTGGTAATAAAACTCTTTGAGTACTAAGATAACTAAACCGCGATAAATTGCAACCCTAAGTAACTAATCGCATATAAAAAGCCGGGTAAATTTAGTGATTAATAAATATCTACAAAACCCGGCTTTTTCTTTTGTCAACAAGGGGCACAGATTGATTGTGCGCCAAATGGAATATAGGCGAAGTACTATCTAGCCGACCCGTTAGAAATATCGTTTTTTACGTTTTCCGCCCGTATAAGCTACAAATAACAATTTTTTTTAGTATAATGTTTCCTAGTTACTTAGGAGGTAAAAATTAAAATATACGAATTACTTAATGATAAAAGTACTAATTTAATTGTTGGTAATAAATATACCGGCTATAAAAATAACAACGGGGAGATAGTTTTAACCCACGCTTTATTTAGCGGGGGCGTAACCCAACTTACTTATAGTAGGGTTGTTTTAGTTGACGATGTTAAAATTATTGACGATCGTCATTTTACGGCAACTATTAATACAAAAACCAAAATAAAAAGAACGCGCGCGCCTTATAATCCATACAACACCCGACGCGATGTTTTTAAAAACGATTGCCCCGATTGTTTTGAGATTATGAGATATTGCGGGGGGTTGCATACGTTATGAAAGTAAAAGATTTTAAAAACCTAATTAAAGCTTTTGATAGCGTTAAAGATACGGATTTTATAAAAGATTGTTGGACATACAACGAGTACATTTATTGGGCGGGTACATTAACGGGCATAGTAAAACTAAAGGAGGTGAAAAATGGAACTAGCTAATTTTGAAATATGGGAAAAATGGTTAATGCTACTTAGTTGTTTTTTAATATCGGGGGTAGTTGTTTGGAAAATGGATATTACGGATAACGAAGACGAGTTTTTAGATGTACCCGATTTTATAAAAGGTAAAGATAGTGATTTTTACGGTAATTAATAAATACATTTTAATTTTAAAGTATAAAATTTTGGCGTATCTCTTTACTAAGATAGACGACCAAATATATTTAACTTTAGATAAGTTAAATAGTAGATATAAAAAGGAAACGAAAAAAATATGGAAGATAAAGAAAAAGTAATAGTAAAGCAAGCCGTACTAAAAGCTACCGCTTTACTTGTACCTAGTGTAAAACTAGATAACGCTACGCCTACCGATGTAAGTAAGGTAACTATACAAATAGCCCAAGATTTATTTGATTGGGTTTTTAAAGATGTAGGTACCGTAAAAGATGTTGGAACCGGCGCCGCACAAAATACAAAAGTAGAAAAACAAGACGATCGTCAAGGTTTTGAGCCAAAATGCCCGGCTTGTGATAGTTTTGTTTGGGATAATAGAGAAACGGCTACAAGCCAACAACCGAAATGGCGTTGTAAAAACGAGGAATGTACGGGCGGTAGCTTTAGTAAGAAATACAACCGTCTAATGGCTTGGGCAAGTTGGGATAGCGACGAATTTGCTAACGCGGAACTTAAAACTAACGGGGTAGAAGATAAAATAAATAAAGTAAATGGCGCGGGTGTAGTTGCTGATAATACAGAAACCGAACCGCCGTTTTAATGTTAAGTAAAAAAGAATTTATTACTTGTTTAGATTGGGCTAACTTACGTTGGCCTAATTTAGATTTAACTAAAGATAATGTTGCTAGTTTATACGATGATTATAAAAATTTTAGTTATAGCTCTTTATTTAAGGCCTTAAACTTAATTTATAAAAATGGAGATAGTTTTTTAAGCTTGCCTAAATTATATAAATTAACCAACGATTTATATAACGATGAGTTTTTAGTACAAGCTTTACCTATCCCAGTAGAAAAAAATGGTCTTAAAAAATATTTAAAAGATAATAATTTTAAAAACTTAAAAGACGCTATAAAATATAAAAGCCGGAGATCTTAAAAGAAAGGGGCAAAAATGAAAGATGATAAAGTAAAAGTTACTTACGATATACCAACGTTTACTATTGTACCTCATTGGGTAGCCGATTTACTTAAACCTACAGAACTAGCAACGTATGTTGTTTTAGGTAAATATGCCGATAACGTAACTAAGGAATGTTGGCCAAGTTTAAATACAATAGCTAAAGATTTAGGCCGTAGTAAACCTAGCGCTATAACTTCAATAAAAGGATTAGAAAAAAAAGGCGTTTTAAAAATAGAAAAACGTAAAAACGAAAAAGGCGATTGGGATAGAAACCATTATACGTTAATAGTAAACCCACCTAGTAAAGAAAATTTAACCACCCCTAGTAAAGTTACTAATACTAGGGCTAGTAAAGATAACAATACTACCGGTAGTAATGAAAACTTAACTCTAACTAGACCCAATATAACTAAACCTAATGAACTATATTATGAAAATTATAATGTAGAAAAACAAAACGCTTACTTAGAAGTTTTGCAAAGTACCTTTGGTAAAGATAACCCAACAAATAACGAATGGGGGCAAATGAGAAATACGGCCAAACAATTATTTAACGCCGGGATTAGCCCGCATAAAATACCAACTTTAGTACAAAATATGGTTTTAACTTATGGCGAAAAATATACGACGGTAAGTAGCATATTAAACCATACAGAATTAGTAAAAGGCGCTAAAGGTAAAAGCGCTAAAGATGTAAGTAAAGCTATAAATAAAAATCAATTAGAAAGGTGGGCAAATGACGAATAAAGGCGCTCTAGGGGTAACTAATCTTTTAGATAATATACCCGGCATAGAAAAAATACTTACCGATAAAAAGGTAATAGAAGAAAATAAAAACGGTTGGGGCGGGTTAAGTTTTAACTTAAATAAAGACGATCGTCGTATTAATCATAAAATATTTTTAAATTTTAAAGATTTATACGATGTAACCATAGAGGATAAAGCAAAAGATACAAAAGAAACCATAAACGATTTATACGTAAATGAAGTAAACGAGCTACTTAGTTGGTTTGTAAAAATGGCTCAAAATATAACTATTTTTATAACCGAGGAATATGGGGTAGATGATTTGGAGGAGGAATTATGAAAGATTATTTTTTTGAAGTATCGGTTTATAAACGGGTAAAGGCGTCTAACTTTGATAAAGCAAAAGATATTATAGAAAAAAAAACAAGCCATTTTAACGATTGCCGTAAATTTACTTTGATTAGCGAGGAAAACTAATGAGCGAAATAAAAGACCCAAAAAAAAGTACCTATATAACCGAACTTAACAAAAGAAAAGATAATTACCCCGAGCCAATATATAAAAAGGTAGTTGTAACGGCCGAAGTAGAAATGTGGCTTACGCTATAGGTTGCGCAAGCTTTTTATTAGACGCCGGTAAAGAAAGGCGCGTAGATTTTAAGCAAGAAGACGGGCGCGAAATATTACATACCATACATTACAAAGATGTAAAAACTTTTAAATATGATTAAAACGTGTATCTTACTTTACGCCTTAATAATTAACAATCTAGGTTTAGGTATAGAACCGCAAAAAGACGATCTCCTGGATTTTGCTAATTGTTTAAATAATTTACCTAGTAAATGTTTAGCATATAGTAATTTATTAATAGAAAATTTTGATGAGGAAAATTTAGATACCGCTTTTAAAATAATGTGGTGCGAAAGTAGGGGCAACAAAAACGCATATAGATACGATAACCACGATAGCGGGCTTTATCAATTTATACCCCGTACTTACGGTTGGGTTGTAGATAATACAGATTTACCTTATTGGGATTATCCAATTAAAAATAGCTATGCGCAATTTATACCCGAAATAAACATACGGGCTGCGGCGGTTTTAGTACAAGATTTACATAGTTACTCGCCATACTGGAAACCATTTAGTAGTTCTAGTTGGTGTTGGGAAAATACTGAAAAGTTTTTAAAACTAGTAGGTAAAGAAAAATGAGCGATTATAACGAAAATAATATTATTAATATCTTAAATAAAATAAACTTTAAGGGCGGTAACTACATCAAAAGCGAAAACCCTTACGAACATTACGACGCCGAAAATTTTGAGACGATCGTCGAGATTAAAGTAAGATATACCGATTACGATAAACATATTATAGAAAGATATAAGTACGAGCGAAATATAGAGCATAGTTTAACTAGCAATAGGGGTTTTTATTACGTAGTTGTTAGCCACCCTTACCTTTACGCTTGGGACATAAATTATTTAGATAGTATAGGTTATAACTACTTATGGAAAACTAAAAATTTACGTACTACTACTTTTTACGATAACAATACAGAAATACCCAAAGTTGTAGGATATTTAGAAAAGCCCTTTAGCTTATGTTTAAACCTAGTTACAAGCAACCTAATTTAAAACTTCCATAAAACTAAATTACCCGGTACAAGCTACCGGGTTTTTTAGTGTATAATTATTTTTATGAACGGTGTAGGTTTTAATAAAATAAATAAAGTAATACATAACATTACGGGTCTAGACGCTTATGTATGCGATTTACAACCAGTAGAGCCAAGTATCAAACCTTACGGGCATAACGGCGGGGTTAACTTTAGCGTTGTATTACCTAATGACGCTTTTACAAAATTTATAATACGATACTTTGATAACGAAGATAATTTTTCGGTTGAAGTATCAAAATATAATAAATTTAACTTAGGTTACGAAAGCGCCGTCGTAAATGAATTAGGATTACATACATTATTTAAAGCCGTTTATGAAGAAATATCAATATTAAATAATATGTTATTGGATAAATTAGATTTTACATTAAGTAAAAGCGCGGAAGAAGTTTTAGCCGATTTAAAAGATTTAGATATTAATTATTAAAGATTTTTAATAATCCGTGTAGTATTGCCTTATGGATTGGCTTAATAGGGCTAGTTGTAAAGATTTAGATAATAATTTATTTATAAACCCTAATAGAAACAAATATACAGACCTTGAAGTTTGGAAAACTAATTTAGTTTGTAAAGATTGCCCGGTAAATATAAATTGCATTACTTACGCTTTAGATAACGATTTAGAATATGGTTTATACGCTTTACCCGAACGCGTACGGCGTAGGATAAGAAAAAAAGTAGATCTCCTAGATTATTTAAAAAAATCGTATAAAACTTTGAAGGTAATGGAGCCAAAGTTTGATAGTAAAGGTAAGTTATTAAAAAAACGTTGTTTAAGATGTAATAGGTTTGTTAAGGGTTATAGCAAAGATAATAGTAATTGGGGCGGGTTTAATCACATTTGTATTAGTTGCTATATAGATACTAAAGATAAAAAGCGTATAGATAAATTATTAGACCGAGATAAAGCTAGCCAAAGTATGCCGGTATTTGATAGTTACGGTAAGTTAGTAAGTAAACGTTGTACTAAATGTTGGAAACGACAAGATTACAACGATTTTAGTAATAGGCCTGCTGGTATTGGCGGTAAAACAAGTTGGTGCAAAAGTTGTACGCGGGCTAATTTAAAAAAATGGTTAGATAAAAAAAAGTTAGATAATGTTAAAACCTAGTAGGCCTTGCTTAAAATGTAGGGCTTTGTTTATACCAAGTAAAGATAGCCCTAGCTATTGCGCGTTACATAAACCAGTTAAAAGACAAAATACAAAACCTAAACCGCATTACAACGACCCGGAATATAGACGCAATAGAAAATACCTAATAGATAATTACGGTAAATGTTTTAGATGTAGTACGGGGGGTACCCCTAAAAATAAATTGGAGATAGACCATATTATACAAGTAAGTAAAGGCGGTACTAATAAATTATCTAATTTACGTATATTGTGTCAAAAGTGTCATAGGTTACGCCATATAGCCGATAATAGGCCTAAATAGATATACCTTAAAAACCCTTAAAAATAGGCCTTTTAGGGGTATGAGGGGGGCATTTTTTTCTATAGCACAGGGGCGAACAC